CCCGCCAAGAAAGCTACTTTCTCTGGCCTGAGCAGCGACAGCAATGTTGTAAACACCAACCAAATCAACATGACTGCTCCGAAAGAAGCAGCCTTCGTTGGTTCTGTTTCGGTATACCTGTCCGACTTCGGCCAGCTCGACGTTGTAATTGACCGCTTTGCCTCCAGCGACCGTGTGTACCTGCTGGACAGCGACTATGCTTCAATCTGCACGTTGCCGAACCGTAACTTCTTGGTACAAGACTTGGCCAAGACTGGTGACTCAGAGAAGTTCCAAATCCTGTGCGAGTGGACGCTGAAAGTTTCAGCTCCGAAAGCACATGGTGCTGTTTACGACTTGAACTAGTCGATAAGACAGAGAGGGGCGGCCTGAGTCGCCCCTCTTATTCTTTCAAGGAGACACAGATGAAAAAGCGGCTTGTCAAACGCGATGCTCTCACAGGGAAAGAAACGTGGGCGCATTTTGATGAAGACGGTAAGATTACTTTTGAAAGCACTCAAAACGTAGATGCCTTGCTTAATCAAAACAGAGCGGAGCGGAACGAATACCGCGCAGACTCTCTGATTGGCAATACGCAGGCACATCGTCAAAAGGTTGCAGAAATACCCACGGCGCTGTATCATCAGCTTATTGAAGAGCTAGGTCAGCCCAAGGACAATCCTACGGGCTGGAAGAGATGGCTCAACGACTATGATAATCGGTTCTTTAGGACCAGTGGTGGTAACGTATAATGGCAATCGGCACTTACTCAGAACTCAAGACAGCGATTGCGAACTTTCTAGCTCGTGATGACCTGACTGACCGCATCCCAGAGTTTATCAATCTGGCTGAGGCTCGCATGAGCCGTGAGCTTGGCACACGCTCCCAAACAAAACGTGCAACAGCCTCACTTACTGGTGGCGATGCTTTTGTTTCTCTGCCGACTGATTTGCGTTCTATCCGCAACGTGACGCTGGGGACAAACCCTACCGAAGTTCTTGAGTATTACACGCCTAGCGCACTTGATACGCGGTATGGTGGTTCTGTATCTGGCCGCCCTCGCGCCTATACTGTGTTTGGCACTGAGATTAAGTTTGCCCCCACACCCGACACTGCTTACACAGCAGAAATTATCTATGGTGAAGGCATCGACGAACTGTCGGACTCCAACACCAGCAACACCATCCTGACCCGCCACCCTGACGCATATCTCTATGGCTCTTTGGCTGCCGCTAGTGTATATCTGATGGACGATACAAAGACCAATTTGTATGAGCAACTCTTCACACGGGCGATTACTGAAATTTCTCGTGAAGAGGATGAGAACAAGTACGGCGGCTCTGCTCTTCAAATGAAATCTGACTACGGAGAATAAACATGAGCGCAATGAGTGATTATCTGGAAGATGCCTTCCTCGACCACTTCCTCGGCACGACTAGCACCTCTGCTCCGTCTGCCGTTTATCTTGGTCTGCACACTGCTGACCCGACTGACGCTGGTACTGGCGCAGAAGTAAGTGGCAACGGTTATGCTCGTAAGAGCATCGGCTTCGACGCATCTTCTTCTGGCACGGCATCTAACAGTGCAGCCGTTGAGTTTGCTGCTGCTTCTGGCGGCAACTGGGGTACGATTACCCACATTGGTATCTATGATGCCCTGACTGCTGGCAACCTGTTGTTCCACGCAGCCTTGACGACATCGAAGACTATCAATGACGGCGACATCTTTAAGGTAGCAGCTTCGGGCATCGACATCACGGCGGCTTAGTGTCATGGCTGACATTGTAGGGCCAACACTAGAGCAGCTTGATAATTGGGGTACTGTAGACACTCTTCCGTACTCCCTTGATGATAGCTTCTGGCTAACCGCTGCCCTACGAGAAGGCGAATCCGCACCCTCCACATCTGCTACTGTATCTGCTACTGCCAGCCGCATACAGTTTGCTGAGTCTGCTCCGTCAGCCTCCGCCACTGTTTCCGCTGAAGGTATTAGGGTGCATGTTGGCGCAAGTAACATAAATGTTACTGCCAGCGTAGCCGCTGAAGGTATCCGCGTAAAACTTGGCGCTTCCGCTCTGGCTGGCCCAGCCACAATGACTGCGGAAGGTTTCCGCGTTGGTGTTGGTGAATCTACACCTTCAGTCTCGGCAAGCGTTGCTTCTGAGGGTATCCGTATACAGTTTGGCGAGTCTGCGCCATCTACATCAGTATCTGTGACTGCCGCTGGGTTCAGGGTTCATGTTGGTGAGGCAGCTCCTTCTGTGGCCGCTACTGCTACCTCTGAGGCTGTGCGTCAGCGTCTTGGTTTTTCTACCCCTACCGCCGCCGCTACAGCTACAGCGTCTGGTGGCCTCCTTGCCTTTGCTCGCTCTCAGGTAAATGCTTCAGCAAGCATCGGTGACATCAACCCAACCTTTACCGCAGCAGGTTTTGCGACACCTCAGGCAAGCGCGTCTATGACTGGTGTTGCTGAGAAGCTCGGTGAATTATGGGGTGTTGTTGACCCTGAAGGTGAGGTATGGTCTGAGGTAGCGGGTGAAGGTGAAACTTGGACAGAGGTTTCCCCTGAAAACGAAACATGGACAGAGATACTGGCAGGTTCAGAAGTATGGACAAATGTTGCTGCTGGTAGCGAAATTTGGAGTTCGCGATGATTACATTCGGTGAGTTTTTGCCAGACCAGTCTGCGTATGGGAGCAAGGGAACAACTGTTGCTAATAATGTTATTCCGTCCGCTGTCGGCTACGAAAGCATGCAAGACATCGCAGCGTTTAGCACAGGCGCAGCAGATGGCAAGATTGTCTCCCTGTTTGCCGCTGCTAACGATGACGGTGACGTTGACCTCTATGCCGCCGACCGTACCAAGATTTACAAATACGACACGTCTGACGGCTCTCTGGACAATATAAGTAAGTCGGGTAACTACTCCACCGACTCAGCAGACAAGCCGCGCTTTGTCCAGTTTGGCGAGACTGTAATTTGCACCAACTTTGCTGACCCTATTCAGAAGATTACCGCTGCTGCATCTGGTTTGTTTTCCGACCTTTCCGCAGATGCGCCAAAAGCAAAGTATATTTCTGTTGTGCGTGACTTTGTGATGACTGGGTTTACTGACGATACGACAGATGGCAAGAAGCCTTATCGTGTTCGTTGGTCGGGCATTGGTGATGCAACAAGCTGGGCTATCTCAGCGGCTACTCAGGCTGACTATCAGGACATTGATGACATGGGTGATGTCACTGGTCTTGTGGGTGGCGAGTATGCAACCATTCTGATGGAGAAGGGCATTGTCCGCGCCACTTATATCGGCTCTCCTCTTATCTTTCAGTTTGACAAAGTTGAGACACAACGCGGTTGTAAGGTCGCTGGCAGTGTCTGCAATGTTGGACACAGTGTCTTCTATCTTGCGGATGATGGCTTCTACATGTTTGACGGGGAGGTGTCCAAGCCGATTGGCGCTGAGAAAGTAAACAGGTTCTTCTTGGAGGATTGGAATGGCGAATATGCAAATACTATGTCAGCGTCTGCTGACCCGCTTCGCCAGATTATTGTCTGGTCTTACACAAGCAACGCATCATCTGGTGGCGACCCTGACAAACTTATCATCTACAACTACGCGCTGGATAAATGGTCAACTGCCTCGGTTGGTGTGGACACTCTGGCTGCCGTTTATACTGCTGGTTATACTCTTGAAGAGCTTGATACTGCTTTTGGCGCTAACCTTGAGCTGCTTCCTGCTTCACTTGATGGCGCGGTTTATCGAGGTGGAGAGTTTCTTTTCGCGGCATCTAAAGACAAAAAGATTCAAACTTTTACGGGTGATGTACTCGCGGCTACAATCGAAACTGGCGAGTTTGAAATTCAGACTGGCTCTTTTTCTACGGTCAATAATATAGTTCCGTATGTCACCCTGCGTGAAAACGCATCTGGCAATGTGACCGCACAGGTTGCCTCACGAAACCGCCAGATTGATACCTTTACCTACGGAGCTGCCTCTAGTCTGAATGACAACAACTTCATCCCTGTGCGTTCTAACGGGCGTTACCATAGAGTTAGGATGAATCTAACTGGTGGCTGGAAAAAGGCGCAGGGTATTGATGTGGATGCTGTAACGATGGGTCGTAGGTAATGGCAAACCAGTATCGCAAACTACCGCATATGGGTGGAACGCCTCGCGAGGTTGCGGAGGTTGTCAATAACCTTGTTGAAGGTAAGTCCAACAACACAGGCACGTTTACAGCAGAAAGCGGAACTACATCAACAACAGTAACCGATGCTCGCGCCAGCGGTGTTAGTATCATTTTGTTTACTGGCTTGGACTCTCATTATTATGACATAGAACCCTACATAAGCAGCCGCTCAAATGGCAGTTTTGTAGTCGGCCACAAGAATCACGGGCATGACTCAGAGGTTGGCTACATCATTGTAGGATAGCGTTTACAAGCTGTGAATAACGGTATAAATTAAGGCCAGAGGTATATAAAATGGCAGAGACAACAGAAACCACTACAGAGTCAGGCGTAGACGCTTTCTCTAAACCGTTCTTGCAGTACGGCATGACGGAAGCTCTGCGCCAGTACCAAGAGGGTGCGCCGCAGTTCTATCAGGGGCAAACCTACGCAGGGTTCACGCCCCAGCAAGAGCAGGCTATGCGTATGCAAGAGGAGCGAGCCATCGCTGGCAGCCCTCTCGTGCAACAAGCTCAGGCCACTATGGGTTCTTTCCTCGGCTCTACTGACCCAGAAACAGGTCAGTATATCCCGCCTGTACAATCTGGTCTTTTGTCTGGTGCTATTGAACGCGCCCTTGAGCCTGTACGCGGACAGCTTGCAAGCAGCTTCGCAATGCGTGGTCGTGCTGGCTCTGGTCTTGCCGCACAAGAAGCAGCTCGCACACTTGGCAATGTAGCCGCTGACGTTGCTTATCGTGATTACGCTACGCAGCGTGGTCAGGCAATGCAGGCCGCACAGCTTGCCCCCGCTTTGGCCGCCGCCGACTACAGTGACATTGCTCGCCTGCAACAGGTTGGTCAGCAACGTCAAGCCCAAGAGCAGAAAGGTATCCAAGAGGCTATGCAGCGTTATCAATACGAGCAGACATCTCCGATGGAGCAGCTTGAGCGCTATCAGAACATTATTGCTGGTTTCCCTATGGGGCAGCAGACAACAACCGTCACCCCGTATTACACGCCTAGCAGTGGCCAACAGTTCTTGGGCGGCTACCTTGGTGCTGCTGGTTCTGGCATCGACAATCCGTATTTGCGTATTGGCGCAGGCTTGCTGGCTCAAAGTTAGGAGATAGGTTATGAACAACCTCTACAGAAACATTGCAGCCCCATATATGCGTAATCCGCAACAAGATGTTTATCGGTCTCTTCCAGACTATCAGCGTGGCGTGACACTTGCAGCCCCTGCGTCATATGGTTCTCTTCTGGGTATGCCGATGCAGCCTGTTCAGCCTACGCCCCCTGCTCCGATGATTACGCCCGCAACTCTTGCTCCTGCTACGCCGCAGCGCCAACCACAGCGCCAACCGCAGCGCAGTCTGTTGACTAGTATTGCGCCTCCCCCTGCTCGCCCAAAACGAATGAGCGACAGCTTTCTTGGTGGTGTTGTTAGTGATGTAGGCGAAGGCCTGCGTGGTGCTGGTAAAGAGCTAAAGGGCTTGTTTGAGGGAGATGAGGGTCGCGCTCGCGCAGCAGCCCTGAGCCGCTCTCTTCTGCGTGGCCCAAGCCGCACACCCGTCTCCTTTGGTCAAAGCCTAGCTGAAGGACTTGCTGAGGGTGGTGCAGAGATTGAGCGTCAAGCTGTCCGCAAGGCAAAGATGGAGCAGCTTTCTCGAACCTCTAAGCAGCAAAAGCAAAAAGATGAGGCTCTGAAAGTTTTGGCTAAGAAGGACGCTACGCCGAAAGAGATTATGGGTGCGCTTCGCGTGATTGACCCGTCTGCATATGCCAAGGCGATGTCAAAGGACAAGTCTCTAAACCAAGTAAAGGCAGACTTCCTACTCAACCTTAAAGAGACTAACCCCGCAGAGTACCGCAGGCTTGCAACTAAGAGCATTGAGGGCAACGTAGACTTTCTGACGGCCCTTCTCCGTGGCGATGCTCCTGAGTCTGGCGGCGCGTCTGTCGCCCCTCCAACCTCGCATGAAGAGGCGAATCAAAGGGCAAAAGATGCTGGACAAAGCACATATGTCTACGAGGGTAAAACGTATAAGGTTCAGTAAGGATGGCTCAAGAATTTATCCCCATTCCTGTGGAAGATGAGCCTCAAGCTGTAGCGCAAGAGTTTGTCCCCATCCCTGTCGATGAGCCTGTGTCAGCGGATGTGGAGTTTGTCCCCATCCCTGCTCAAGAGCCTAATGTCGAGGCTCTTGCTGAAGAGTCTCGTCTAACAGAGGAAACTATCAAGAAAGACCCTCGCTTCATCCGCGCTGCTTACAGCGTCTACGATATGAACGAGGGCGCTGATGCGCCTAAGCTGCAATCAGATGAAGAGGCAGCTAACTATGGCCTTCGTTATATGGGCTGGTTTAACTACAACCTCCCGAAGATGGGTCTTGAGGCTACCCAGCTTGGTTCTGCAACAGACGAGCAAAAAGAAGCATTTGTCACCTTGATGGACATGTATGACGAAAAAGCTCCGAGCCTTGCAGGCTTTGGTCGCGCAGTTACGGGTGTCCTTGCTGACCCCACAACTTACCTCGGTATTGGCACTTTTGGCGCGGCCACTGCGGGAGCGCAGGCATTGAAGCAGGGTATCAAGGAGGGTGTAAAGCAATCTACAAAAGCTGGCCTTACGCAGGGCGCGAAGGTCGGCGCTATTGAGGGTGCGGTCTTCTCTGCTGCCGATGAGCTTGGTCGCCAGACAGCTCGCGTTCAAGCTGATGCTCAGGAGTCCATTGACCTTGTTGATGTTGCTCAATCGGCTGCTATCGGCGCTGGTGCGGGTGGCGTTCTCGGTGCTGGTATTGGCGCATTGGCTGGTCGCAAGACAGCAAAGGAATACAAAGAGGCTGTAGACTCTCAAGTCAAGTCTCTGGAAGGGCAGACAACAGACATTGCCCTTGATGTAGCGCCTTACGACGAAGCGTCTGCTGTCGCTGTGCGTTCAAAGGTAGACCAAGCCCCGCAGGGGTTTACGGTCAAGTCCACACTGGATATGACTGACCAAGCCATCAATGCGTCAGTGGACTTTATGAATAGAGTCGGTATCGGCATTGACCCGAAGCGTAAGATTTCAGACCAGATATATGATGTGATTCAGCGCATCCCAAACGAGCCTGAGTATCCCGCAGTCTTCGCCAAGGTTCTGAAAGATAACAAAATTACAGAGAAAGAGCTGGCCGAGATATTCCGCTTGGATGCAAGCGAGTACGGTAAGGGACTTCAAAAGTATGGAGCTGCCAAGCGCGGATTGCAGGAAGTAAGCGATGTTCTGTCTGGCAGAGTCCCGAAAGACATGCTGGGTGACTCAGCTCTTATGAAGTTTCAGCGTGGAGCTAGGGAGCTTGATAACATTCGTCGTGGTCTCTTGGTCAGTCAGATTGCTACATCAGCTCGTAACTTTACAGCCCAGATTGGGCGCGTTGGCATGAACACTCTGGTTGAGGCCACCGACAACGCACTCAATCAAACTCTTAATCCAATGCGCCGCCTGTTTGGCGCTGAAGAGAAGGTCATTGACCACAACAAGACGTTTAATCTTTTCTTGAATTTGACCCGCGATACCAAGACCGCCCGAAAGATTACAGAAATTGTGGACCTGTTGCCGACCGAGAAAGAGCGCCTGTTCACGAACTATGCGTCAGATGTTCAGGATGCTACCAAGAACGTGACCCTAAAGACTGCTGGCAAGATTTCTGACGGCCTTAATACAGTGAACAGGATGCAGGAGTATTACTTCCGAAGGGGTATGTTTGCCGCCTCTCTTGAGAACACCCTGTCCAAGAAAGGTGTAGACCTGAAGGCCATCATTCGTGAGGGTGGCAATCCTATGGAAAACATTAGCGCCTCTGATATTGAGAAGGCTGTTGATGACGCATTGCAGTTTACATATGCCAAGACACCAGACGGCAAGCTGGGCAAGGCCTTTGTTGACTTTTCAAACTCTGTCCCGTTTGTAACTACCGCCGTCTTTCCGTTTGCTAGATTTATGGCAAACGCTATGGAGTTTCAGTTTAAGCACAGCCCCCTTGGCCCTCTTGCTCTTTTGTCCAAGAAGGAGCGTGACGCTGTAGCTGCTGGTGACTCCAAGCTGTTCGCTCAGTCTATGGTTGGTTCTGCTGCCCTACTCGCCGCCGTGGAAGCCAAGAGGAGTAGCGTTGGCGACAAGAAGTGGTATGAGATTGAGACAGAGACTGGCAAGACTGTAGACATGCGGCCATACTTCCCGCTGACACCCTACATGCTTGTTGCTGACTTGATTGTTCGCGCAGAGCGTGGCTTGGGTGGCATCGACTCTAAGGATATTATTCAAGGCCTAACTGGCGCACAGTTCCGTGCTGGCACTGGCTTGTCTCTTGTTGATGGTCTTATCAACGATGTGAGCGGTGTGGAAAGCGACGAGAAGATTCGCAACATTATTACACGTTGGACTTCAGATGTTGCTGGCGGGTTTCTCACACCCTTGCGTATGTTCAATGATTTCCTAGACCAGAAGCAAACCTTCCGCCAGTATATTCCTGAGTCTGGCCAAGAGGGGTATTTCTCCCTTGAAGACATCTCTGGTGAACTTCAGCGCAGTGTCCCATACTTGCAGCGCGAGCTTCCAGAGGTTGAGTCTCCGACACGAGAGGCTGCGCCTCGCCGCCCTGAGACGGTACAAGTGCCGTTTACGGACATTGAGGTGGCTGGCCCGATTGCTCGTCAGCTTACTGGTGTGACTGTGCGTGAGGCCAAGAACCCAGCAGAGCGCGAGTTTGACCGCCTTGGCTACAAGATGCGCGACATTCGTCCGTATAGCGGTGACAAAGAAGCGGATATGCTGGTGTCTAAGTACATGGGTCCGATTGTAGAAAAAGTCATATCGCCTATCGTGCAGACTGACTTCTACAAAGGCAAGAGTAACGCAGAAAAAGACCGCTTTTTGCGTAAGGCTTTGCAGCAGGTTCGCAATATAGCGAATATGGGCGCTAAAGTAGACGACCCTAAAACATTTTTAAGGCTTTATATTAAGCGCCGCCCCAAGTATGATAGGCGTATCTTGCAAGAAAAAGCTCCAGAGCTTTATGATTTTCTAATGGACTAGACCATGGCAAAGAATAGTATTACAGATTTCGACAATAGTGCGAACAACAACACAGACATTCAGTCTGTCGATATCGCGGAACAGTGCGCCCCTAGCGGCCTGAATAACGCTATTCGGGAGCTGATGGCGGATTTGGCTGATGTCAATGACGGCACTGTAGCCCTGACCAGCCCTCAGTTTACATCCGCTGACATTGACGGCGGCACGATTGACGGCGTAACCATCGGCGGCACTACATCTGCTGCTGGCACATTCACCACGATGACTGCCACGACCGCCACAATCAGCGGTGGTACTATTACTGGTATCACTGACCTGACTATCGCAGATGGTGGAACTGGGGCATCGACAGCATCGGCGGCTCGTGCTAATTTAGACGTTGACCAAGCAGGCACAGCCGTAGCCTTGGCTATTGCATTGGGGTAAGAAATGGCAAACTCGTTCAAACTCAAAACGGAAACAGAAGTCGGCACTGACGCCGTTACTATTTACACAACACCTACAAGCACCGAAACGACCATCATTGGTCTTTCTGTTGCGAACATCGCATCGTCCTCTATCGACGTAGATGTACAGCTTGAGAACGATGATGGTGACAATATCTATCTGGTAAAGGCAGCTCCTGTGCCTGTTGGCTCAACATTGATTGTGATTGGTAGTGAGCAAAAGGTTGTTATGGAGGCTGATGACGTCCTCAAGGTGACTAGCAGTGCGGCAACGTCTGCTGATGTGGCTCTGTCTATTCTGGAGATTACCTGATGGCTTACACTGGCAAAAAGCCTGTTGACTTTGTTGATGTTACCGAAAGCCAAACTTTCAAGGTAACTGAAAGCCTTGATGTGCAGGGCAACGAACTTGTCTTGGATGCTGACGGTGACACTAGTATCACATCTGATACTGACGACGTTATTGACTTTCGCACGGCTGGGTCTGACCGCTGGCAAATCCTAGCAAACGGCAACCTCAAAGCCGCCACCAATGGTCTGGGCATTGACTTTAGCGCATCTGAAGGCAGTGGCGCATCAGC